CTATTTTATCAACAAATAATAATGTCTTTGTATCTTTTGCAACAAGGTTAGTAGCAAATCTAATCTTCTGTTCCATTGTATCAAAAATATAAACATTGACATCGTGATATTTCTTTCCAAGAAGTTTCATTAAATCTTGCCAATTTAATCCAATAGGAAATCCCGTTAATGCAAAAATATAATTAGTTCTTGAATCTTCTCTATAAGGACTGGCTGATTGCCCAATACGATATTTAGTTTTTACAGTAGCTAATCTGCTAAATGTATCTGCTGGAAGAACATGACACTCTCCATAAATTGTTAATCCAAATTCTTTGTCTTTTATCTTTTCATAACCTTGATATGTAGATAAAATTAAATTCCCTTCTTCAATATCTTTTAAAAGTTCTGGGGCATATTTTGGAAAATACTCTTTTTTCATTTGTTCCAAGATTGTTAAATTTGGAGAAATATACAAATTAGGTAATTGCTTTCCATCTTTAATAACCTTAATTCTGCTTAAAGCATAACAAGAAAAAATATCTTTTCCTGCACCAGTCATCCAATAAATTCCAATAGCACCATACTTTAAGAAATTATTCCATGCTTGTTGTTGAAAAACATATTTACCTTCTAATTTTATGATTGTTGGATTTGGTATTATATCTTTTTCTTCTACTTGTTTTGGAACAAAAGGTAAGCTTCCATTTTCTATAATCTTTGCTATTAAGTCAAATTCTTTTCCTAACTTAACTCTTGCAGTTCCTTTACTAATTGATGAAAGTAAATCCCCATATCTATCTTTAACTTCATCTTCTTTTCCTTCTGTAAATACTAAATTCCCATCACTTACAAAAATCTTTTCTGGCTCTTTTATGTTTAACTCTTTTCTCAAAAAGTCTGGCATATCTCCAAGCCATTGAGTATATTGATTTATTTTGAAAATGTTATATCCTTTTGTTGTATGGTCTAACCAACCAATAGAAAAAGGAATAAACTTAGGCACAGCAACAAACCACTCATTCTCACCAGTTTGATTTGAGTAGGTATGCCAATATTCTTCATACCATTCTTTTAATAAGTCTTTATCCCATTCAAACTTTTTCTTTAAGTCATCTAAAAGAGATAGATTAGTTTTTGATAAACTATTTATTTCTGTTTGTAATTCTTCATTCTTCTCTTGAAGTTCCTTAACCAATTTTGTTATTTTTTCTGACATATAAAAACAACTCTCTCTTTTTTAGAAAAAATTATACCTGACTTTCTGCCAAATTTATGTGCTTCTTCAATAGATATATTTCTCATTTCCTAATCTCCTTAATCTTTTTAATCTCCTTAATCTTTTTATCTAACTTATCCTTTGCTTTTTGAAGTGCTTTTATACTTTCATCAATTTGTTTACTTATATCTCCATCTAATAAATTATCAATATCCCTTTTAGCTAATTTATGACAAACTTCAATTTGCTGTTGTGTTGTTTGCTTATCATTCCAAGAATGAAGAGTATCGTGATATAAAAACTCCGAAGAATAATTATTTGGAATCAAATCTATTATTAGTTTTGTTTCGTCAGGATATTCTACAACTGCATGATGGTCTGAAATTCTATCTCTACCCATTGTAGTAAATCCATCTCTATAAGTAAAATACCTCATAACCTTTATTAAGTAAGCTATGCCATGATAAATAAACTCTCCTTCTGCTACAACTATTTTTCCATCTCGCCCAAAGTGTCCATACTTCTTAATTCTTATTTTAATTTTTTCAAATTCCTTTATTTGTTCTTGTTCTGGTTTCCAAACTAATTCTCCTTGACTTTTATTTTTCATTCCAACTCCTCAAAAGTTCTTCCATTATATTTTACCTTGCAGTATTTTTGCTTTAGATTATTCCACATAAATCCATCTTCCCAAATCCCATCTTCCCAATCTCCTTTTTGCCAAAGTCCATTTTTAAAAAGCCCATTGTTCCAAATTCCATTTTCCCAATTTCCATCTCTCCAAGTTCCACCATTCCAAACCAAAAAACTATCAGAAATATCTATTTCTGCATCTTTAAAAGAAGCGTCTTTCAACCAAGGAAATTTCTCTTCTGCTTCTTTACGACTTACTTTTTTTCTGTCTTTTATTACGCTTTTGTATTTCATTTTTCAATAGTCCATCTAAACCAAGATTGTATAAATTTGAAACTTTTTTCATTTATTGTTATATTTCTTAAATTAGCACCAGTTAAATTAGCATCAGTTAAATTAGCATCAGTTAAATCAGCATTTCTTAAATCAGCATTAGTTAGATTAGCATTTTGTAAATCAGCATTAGTTAAATTAGCATCAATTAAATTAACATTAGTTAAATTAGCATCAGTTAAATCAGCATTTCTTAAATCAGCATTTCTTAAATTAGCATTAGTTAAATCAATCTTTTTATTAACAGCTTTTTCTACAACCTCTTTTATATTTTTAGCGTCGTATTCACAAATTATTCGCCCAAAATATACATCTTTTATTTGTATTTTCATTTATTTCAAATCCTTTTTAGGTAAATACCTCTTTGCAAAAGTATAAACTTTCTTTAAATTCTTTTTCCAATATTTACAGTGACCCATTCTTTTATTGTGTTGTTGTGAAGTTAAATGATGAGCAAATTCGTGACATATATCACCTAATGTAGAATTTACTCCAGTTCTAATTATATTAGAATTATACTCATATGAACCAGCACCACCACGTCTATAACTTTGTGCTAAACAAGGAGTTATTATTTTAAAATGCCTTGACAATTTTCTTAATATTTTATTTTGTTCAAACTTGCATAATTTAATCTTTTCAAATTCTCCATACTCTTTAATTTCCCATTCATATATTTTTAATGTCATTTTGCTATATTTCCTCTATTAATTTTCATTTTTATTAATTCACCTTTTAATAAACTACATTTTTGATGTAATTTATCATTCAAATTTATTATTTCTTTTAATAAATCTTTAATTTTTTCTTTATTCATATTTCCACTTCCTCTTCTTTTTCCGCTATTATTCTTTTAATTTCAGAACAAATTATTTTTTCTGGAAATTTAAAAGTATCAACTAAAAAAGACCCTCTACATGCTTCGTCACAAAAATGTTTATTATTAATTTCTTCATTATTTTTAATATCATCCAAACAAAAAATTTTATTTCTTAATTTATCTTTACAAGTATAACATTCACTAACTTCTAATTTACATCCATCACAAACATTTTTTATTTCTCTTATTTTTGCCATTTTATTTTTTCCTTACTATACATAATAGATTTGTATATATTTAAATATTTATATACTAGAGTATATAAATACTAGAGTATATAAATACTTATAAAATTTACTATTATAAATATCTATGATGGTTGGCTGGCGATGGAATCTAAAATCTTAAAAAAATATATAGGTAAAGAAGTTATTCTTATATATGATGATGGGGGTCCTAAAAGTAAGTTAGGAACTATTATTTCTATAGATGAATTTTTATTTGAATTTTCTAATGTTTTATTAGAAGGAAAAACTTCTGTTTTAAATGTAATGAGGATAATAAACATAATTCCTAAGGAAATTAAAGATGGTGGTTGATTTTGTTTATAAATTTAAGATAGATTTTGACCATTATATTCCAACTAATGATAATATTAGAAAAGTTATTAAAAAATCTGTTAAAATACAAAATTTAAGGAATGGTGTATTAGGATTAACACTAACTCCTACTTCTTCACATAAATTAAATCAATTTTTAATTTTTAAATATTTTAAATTTGATGGATATACACCACAAATAAATCTTACAAAAATAAATAAAATATCAAAACAAGGTGATTATGAAGAAAAACATTTGTTTAAATTATTAGAATGTGTAATAGTACATGAACATTTACATTCATTAATATGGAAAGAAGTTAAAAGTAATTTTTGGCATTATTTTTTTAAACATAATAAAATGTTTTCTAAAATAGCTAATGAATATGTTGTATCAGCTTTAGCAGAAGAAGATATAATAGTAAATTTAAAATATGATAAATCAATTACAGTTCCAATTACAATTAAAAACACAGTGAGGGGTGTTGAAATTGTCAAAATTTGAACTTTTATTTAGTTTGTGGAAAGAATATTTTAACTTATGTTGTACAGCAAATCCTCATCTTGAAAAGCCTTTATTTCATGTATGGTTGGGTCAAATGTTAGATGTAAATTATTATTTTGGAGGTAGGTCTAGAAATCCGAGATTACATTCTTTTATAGTACAACCATCAGGAACAGGAAAAGGAGAAGGAATGAAATCTTTGTCAAGATTATTAGAATATACAGGAGGAATAAAATTAGATTCATTAGGAGTAGAGAAATATGATAACAAAGGACTGCCTGAATTTAAAAAAAAGTGTGTTTATATAACAAAAACGACTGATGCAGGTTTAACAGGAAGTTTTGAATTAGACCCTACTAGAAAGGGAAATTTATATGTAAGGACTAATGGATTATTGGAAAAATATGATTTGATATGTTGGGATGAAGGTTCCTTGCTTCTTAGTAGTGGTAAGACTTCTTACATGGCCACAGTTATGGATGTTTTACAAATGGCAATGGATGACCCAGGTTTAGTTTCTCATAATTTAAAAGCAGGACTTATACAATTTTATACTAATACAAGTATAGTTACAGGTAGTTATCCTGCAGGGAGTATAAATGAGGCAGTTATGCAGAGAGGATTAATGCAAAGAATGATTGTTACATTTGAAGATTTTGGAGGTGAAAAATTTGACATACTTTCAAAAAACAAATATAAATTGTATAATGTTATGGATGTAGATAGGGTTAATGATTTAATGAGAACAATTAAAGGGGTTTTTGAAGGAGTAAAAATAAAATCACAAATAATTAGAATTAATGAAGATGTTACAAAATATTTTTCTCTTAAATTAATGGAATTAAAGAATGATAATATATTAAAACAATACACAGATAAGAGGCAGGATATTTTATATTCATTTTTTAATAGGATAGATATTTTATGTTATAAAGTGGCAGTTCATAGATGTTGTTTAGATGAAAGGGAATATATTAATACAGAGGACATAGATTATGGGATAGGAATGGGTAAAGATAATATGAAAGCAGTTAGGTCTTTATTAGATAATATGGTGAAAAAGGATTATGGAATTGATTTGGCAAGGTATAGATGGGATACAATAGCAGATTTATTTGTTTCAGAAGGTATGACGAGGATGAATAAAGGAGATTTAATTAGGAAGTTAAAAAAATTAAAACAAGATGGGAGATGGGACCTAGGACTTAATAGGACAACTGATTTTCTTTCTAAATGTGTAAGTGAAAATAGATTAGGAATTACAGTAGATAAAGAAGGAGCAGGAAGACCAGAAACAGTTTATATTTTTTATAATAGAGATTTTAATTAAAAGAAAGGAAAGAGTATAAGATTGATGGTAAGAGGAGGTTGTTTGTTTTAAGAAATAAGGTTAGGAGTATTAAGAAGAAAGGGAGGGGGTGTTGGTTTAGGTTTTTTTGGTGTTTTGGATAGGTAAGATTGGAATAGGATTGGGTTAATTAGAGATTTGGGGAGGAATTTTTAGGGAAGGTGTTTCTTAATTATTTATAATATTAAAAATTATATGGTTGAGTATATATTAGTTATGGTATAAGAACTAGGTGTTTTGATAATATTATTTAAAATCATGGCTTTCATATACACGTAGGTGTAGATTGTAAAATATGCTATAGAAAAAGTAATAAAGGAGGAAAACAGCCATGATTAAATGTTTTTGGAAAGTGTGTAAAAAACACAGAGAGAACACCAAAAGATTTAAAAAGGTTCATAAAAAGACTTATAAAACTTTTGTAGAACTGTGTATTGTATTATTTTATATAATATTATTTATATAATAATTACTATATATACATATACGTACGTACTACGTAGTCTATTGAGAACATATATTTTTAATTTTAAATTTAATTATGAGTTACTATAGAAATCCCTATAATAAAATATATCCAGAAACTAAATATTTATATATCAGATACCACTTTCTGCATTTTACTCAAGGTGTTTTTTTTTTATTATTATAGAGTCATAAAAACACATAACAAAAAAATAATTAATCATGGTTTAATTTAAAACCATATTTTATTATTTCACCAGTTTTTTATGTGTTAGAGTATATAATTTATAATATTATAAATAAATACATAATTTTTACATTATTTATAATATTATAAATAATGTAAAATTATGTAAAATAAACTTAAATCACCAAAATATACAATAAAAGATTTTAAATATTTACATAAATATTTAAAAACATGAACAGTGAAGAAGGAAAAGAAATTTTTATCAGAAAAATTAGAAAATTATATAAAAATAAATCTAATCCAACATATGGTAGTATAGGTGTAACAATACCCTCTCCAATATCTAGCAAGTATCTTAACAAGGTGGTGAAAATATTTGAGAGTGGAAATAAGTGTATAGTAATATGTCAAGAAGGATGTGATTAAAATTAAAAATTATAAAAAAATTATACAGTGTAAAATATGTCATTCTAATTTAAATTTAATGAAAGATAAAATTTTAATAAAAGATGAAAATATTAAATGTATTTGGTGTGGGTATATTAATAAAATATATTAAAAAGGAAATTTGTTGATATGAAATTAAATGTAGGATGTGGTAATAAAAAATTAAAGAATTGGATAAATTTAGATATAAATCCTTTATTTCAACCTGAAATTATAAGGGATTTAAGAAGGGGATTGCCTTGGAGTAATGATGTATTTGATGAAATTAGAGCACATCATATTTTAGAACATTTTAGTGGGGAGGATTTTATTTTTATAATGAATGAATTTCATAGGGTGTTAAAACCAGAAGGATTTGTTGATATAGAATTACCTATGGGAGATAATGCTATTATAGACCCTAATCATAAATTAGTTTGTAACCCTAAAGTATTTAATTTTTTTATAGTTCCTGATGATAATAGTTACACTGCAGGAGTGAGAGGAATATTTAAACCAATATCATTAGAAATTGGTGACAGACATTTTAATTGGAAATTTAAAAAAATAAGTAATAAAGAAATTAAAGATTATATAGATAAACATACAATTTTAAATAATAATGGAAGTGTTTTTCATTTAGATAATTATTTATTTACAGATTTGAGGAAGGAAAAATGAGTGGTAGTATTTTAATGCTTAGTGATAGTCCTTTAGGAAATACTGGATTTGGTTTACAAACTGGTTATGTTGCACAATATTTACATGAAGCAGGTTGGGATGTAAATGTTATAGGATATAATACTCACCATAGGACATTAAAGGGAGCTAAATTTTTAGATGGTACAGGATGGGATTTTAAATTATTGAGTGGAAGTGTAAAAGTTCCTTATGCACAAGATTTAATAATGCCATATTTAAGAGATATAAAACCTGACATTTTTTATACTCTTTTAGATACCTTTATGTGTTATCCTTGGGGATTAAATTTAGATTTTGCACCTGCGAAATCTGTATTTTGGTATCCAAGTGATGGGGGATGGTTTCCTAATAATTGTGAGAATATATTAAGAAAATGGCAGAATACAGTTGCTATGAGTAAATATGGTCAGGCTCAAGTTAAATCTCTATTTAACATAAATAGTCAGTATATACCCCATGGTGTATTTACAGATAGATTTTACCCACTAAGTAAAGAAAAAAAAGAACAGGCTAAAATGAAATGGGGAGTATCCGGAAAATTTGTAGTAGGATGTGTTGCTAGAAATCAACCTAGGAAAATGTTAGATAGAGAAGTTAGAGCATTTGCTAAGTTTGCAGAAGGTAAAGATGATGTGGTTATGTTATTTAACTCAGACCCTGATGACAATGCCCCCTATTTTCAATTAACAGAGTTAATTAAAAGGTGGAAAATAGAAAATAAAGTTAAATGGACTGGAATGAGATATTATTCTGGATTAACGCAAGAAGATTTAAATAGTATTTATAATGTAATGGATGTACATTTCTTATCTACTTCCGGAGAAGGATTTGGAATACCTATTATAGAAGCCAGTAGTTGTAAGGTTCCTAATTTAGTAACAGATTATACTACAACTAAGGAATTGATAACAGACCATGAAAGTGGATTTGGTGTTCCTTTATTGGACCAAGAAAGAGATGGGAGACCTTATCCAGCAGAGTATGATGGGGCTAATATTAGGAATGGTACATGGACAGGAAGTTGGGAAGTTGATAGAGGTTTAATGGATATGCATAAAGCCGTAGAAATGTTAGAAATTTTATACAGAGATGAAAAATTAAGGAAAAAAATGGGTGAAAATGGACGTACTATGGTATTGAGGGAATATGATATGAAAAAGGTAGTATTACCTACATGGTTAAAATATTTAAATAATTTGAGGTATAATACATGACATCTATAAGTTGTTTAATGTTATCAGCCAGCAGTGATGAAAGGAAGATGTTTTTAAAAGCATCAATTTTATCTGCTTTAAGGGTTGCAGATGAAATAATATTTTGTGACCCACATTCTGGTAAAGATGCAGAATGGGTTAAAACACATTTCTCTAACTATCCTCAAATTAAAATAATTTATGATAAATGGGAAGATACAACCTCTTTTACAAAAATAAGAAATAATATGAGAAAGTATGCTACTAAAGAATGGATATTAAATTTAGATTTAGATGAAGTATTAAGTGATGATGCTGGTGGTTTAATACAGGAACACATAAAAAATAATTTAGAAATAGATTGCTGGAATTTATTAGGGGTTCATTATTTTTATAATCTTAATTTTATAGATGCTTCTATTCCTGAACATGTTTGGAGGGGAAGGTTGTTTAAAAATATTTCTGATATAAAATATAATGATAAATTTGCACATGGACTTCCTATAGGATATAAAAAAGAAGGAAAAATGCAAGGATATATCATACATCATTATGGATATTGTAAGGGAACTGCAAAAGATTTAGAAAGATATGATAACAATATGAATAAAAGAGAAATTCATACTATTGAGGAATTACAACATCAATTAATTAGTAGGGCAATATTAGGAAATTATCCTGTTGCTAAATTAAATTCAATACATTTTCATCCTTCAGAAATTAAAGAATTATTTCATTTTAGAGATTTAGGAAGGTGGTTGGATGTATAAAACCAAAAAATATTTATATAACCTTAAATATTTAATATATAAGAGGTGAAAAATGGAAGACGAACAAAAATTTATAGTTAAATTCTTAGGAATGTTTATAGCTGGTTTGCTAATTTTAAGTATAGTTTGGATGGCTGGAGCACCGATATACAACGTATGGGAAAAAGAACTGAAAGGTAAAGCTGAATTAAAACAAGCAGAATGGAATAAAAAGGTTCAAATTGAAGACGCAATTGGAAAAGAACAATCGGCAAAACATCTGGCACAAGCTGAGATTGAGAGAGCAAAAGGTGTTGCAGAAGCAAATCGCATAATAGCACAAAGTATAGACGAACAATATCTAAGATATTTGTTTATACATAATTTAGAAGGAAGCGAAAAACAAATTATTTATGTGCCAACAGAAGCAAACTTGCCAATTTTGGAGGCAACGAGAAATAATTAATATTCTCTCTATGCATATCCCTGAAGGGAGAGAATGAGAGTAAGTTGCGTGATTACTTGCTCTCAATTATAATCAAAGGTGAATGAAATGGAAGTAAAAAGTAGATATGAAGTAATTGCTGATTTAGAAAAGCAAAGACAAGATTTAATCCGTGAAGAAAACGGATTTGCAGATGCAATTAGAAAAAAAGAAATTGACTTAAAACAATTTCAGAGAGCTGTTGAAGATAGAGAAGAGGACATTAAACACTTCAAAGAAACTATAAACGAAAGGAAAGATACCATTAAAAAATTAATTATAGGAATTGGAGAAAGTTTACAGAATTTGAGTCAGAAAAAGTAAAAAAATATTAGCCCCTGCCTGACAAAAGATTTGTGGTTACAAAAATCTCAACAAATAAAGCAGGGGATTTATGATGATGGTGTACTATAACAATTGTTCACATACAAATTGTGAAAGAGATAAAAGAGAAGAAAAATTATGGTGTAAACAGTGTAAAAAGAATTGGAAGAATGCAAGGAATGGGAAGTGTAAAGGATGTTTAATAAAATAAAAAAGGATGTAAAAGAATGAAACTTGAATTTGAATTAGAAAATAAAGAACACATAAATATTATTTGGATAGAAGGAGATATACGTAAGAAAGTAGGACGTATATTTACTCCAAGTAGTAACGGAGAAAATACTCTTAATGCAATACAAATATGTGGATTTACAGATGCTTTTAATTTATGGGGTTGTGGGGTTTTTGCAAAGGAAGTGAATAATTCTTATGTAAAGAATAAAGAAATTATAAATAATATAAAAATGATACAAACAAAAGATATTCAACTAATATTTGATAAAGATGTAAGACTAAATAAAATAGACAGTATTTCGTGTGATTGTTGTTTTAATGAACCTTGTACGTGTGAAATTAAAACAAGATATAGTAATCCATATATTGTAAAAAGAGAACACGATTTTATTGGAATAAGTGGAACACGATTGTTTAAAGGATTAAAAGGAAAGTTAGAGGGAGAGCAATAATGAAAAACGATATTGATGAGGTTCTAACAAAAATAGAGCTATTGAATTCTTTCTTTGAAAAAAATTGTAAAAATGTAAGTGAAGCAAAAGCGTTATTTAAATTGTTAGATGATATTTGGAATAATGCGTTTTTTTTTGTAAAGGAAGATAAGAAATGAAAACAGAACCTAAAACATTAAAGGATTTGACAAGTTGGATTTGTGAGTGTAATTGCGTTACTTTTGATAATGAAATATGTAGGAGCTGTGGGAAAAGAGTAAAATATGGTGTATTAGATTATGAGGATTTAAGAAAAGAAGCAATTAAATGGGTCAAAGAAGATTTAGAAAGATTAAGATTGAAAAACGATTTTGGAGATTACATTTGGGATAAACCTATACATTATATTAAAGAATGGATAAAGAGATTTAATCTTACAAAAGAGGATTTGAAATGAAATACAAACGTGTAATAAAAAATAGAAAAGAAGTAAGCTTTGAAGAAGCTGAAAAGAAGTTTTCGTGGTTAAAAGAGGCTGAGTTTGAAAATGCAGAGATAGATATTTCTTATAGTTATTTAGTATGGTTTAATGGAGTTTGGTTAAATGGTATTTGGGTTGATGGACTTTGGAAGAATGGAGAGTGGCATAATGGAATGTGGTCAAATGGAATTTGGAGAAATGGAATTTGGTTAAATGGGACGATGTGGTCTAATGTAAAGCAAGAATATTGTAAAGTTGAACACATTGGTAATGTTTTTAGGGAGTTGAAATGATTGTTAAAATTATAGATACAAAAGTAGTTGCATCTTGTAATATGCACCGAGAGTTAGATGAAGAAATATCTAAAGACAGATATGGTAGAATTTATGATGATACAGAATTATGTTGTGTTACTTGTGAAGTTAAGGGCGATTTGAGATACAAAAGCATAACAAAAGAAATTAAGAGGCTTGAAAATGCTAATTTGTTAATGGCTCTAACTGGTTTAGCTTATACTGAATTTACAAGGAATAATGAGGAAAAGATTAAGAAATTAAAGTTGGAGATTGAGAAATGAAACCAGTAAAGCCAATTATATTAGATAATAATCCAATAAGTATAGCTTGTTATTTAGAAGAACACCCTGAATTCGGAAAAGAATTAATTAAAGATAAAGGAGTAAGAATGAAAACAGAATTTAAAACAGTAAAAGATTTAGATTACTACACTAATTATGATTTTGATGGAGATATACCGCACAATTCAGTCAAAATAGACGATTTAAGACAAGAAGCAATAAAACAATGTAAAGATTTAGAAATTGAAGAAGAAAGAGTTAGTGCCATATTAGAAGATAAACCTTCATATTGGAGTGTCTTAGGTCAAATTCAAGGTAAATCAGAGTTTATAAGGTGGTTTTTCAATCTTACAGCTGAGGATTTGAAATGAAACCACACGCTGAAACTTGGAAAGAAGATTTAGACTGCACCTATTGTTGGAAAGATATGGACTGCACCTATTGCGAAACTGATTTGAAAGAAATATGTTTAGTGTGTAAAAGAAACAGATGTTTTGAATGTAAGCGAGGGTGCGAATGTTATTTTAAGTGGAAAAGACTATTAAAAACAAAGGAGGTGTAAAATGGAAGAAATAATTGGAATGTATCCAAGAGATTTAGCATATCTGCTTTTAGGAGCAGGTTTAATGTTAATCTTAATTATATTAATAAGTTAGCTATGAGTATAGAAAAAGATACAATAGTTATAAATATAATAATAGTATTTATAATTATATTGATAATTATGTCAGTGTGGTTAATAATTTAAAAAGGAAATATTAAGATAGAGTAATTAAGGGAGAAAATGGTATTTGAAAATAAACAAAACAGATTAAAAAATTTAAAGGTTAAACAGAAAGTGTACATAAAAGTAAATAAAATAAATAAAGTGATAGATTCAAATAGTATATTGCTTAATCCTGGTTTAATTAATAGTTATATACATAGATTAGGAGGAGAAGATATAGATGCACTTTTTTACGCTTTACTGCATGGAACTAACACATATATTACATATCATGATTTAGTTGCAGGTATAAAAAGAGTGTGTTTTATTGCTGGAATAACTTACGCTAAAGAAAATAGAAGTGTATTAAAATTAATAAAACCAGTAGAAAATAACTTAATAGAAAAATTTGAACAAGAAAACGCAATGGAGGTAAATTTAAATGGTGATAATAAATAACTTGAATAGTGAAGAAAAAGAAAAAAATATAATATCTAAAAGATTAGAAACAGTAATAGAAGTATGTATAAATGATGATTTAATATTAAAAAGAGTTATAGGTTTTTATATCATGATGAGATGTGGGGAAATATTAAAACAGGAATTTGATACATATCATTTAGATGATAATGTTTTTAAATTAAAATGTAAAGATTTACTAAAATCTAATGAGATTAGTTATTTTATAGTGAGGAATACTGGTTTATGATTGAATCTAATATTTTAACAGACCCAAGCCAAAGACCTGGCAGTTTAGAAAGTATATTTACAAGCACAAATATCAAACTCTACCAGCATTTAGATAGATTACAAGATGCTCAAAAAGGTAAGTGGAAACCTATTTCTTTACAAGTAGCTCCAACTGATAGATGTGATTTTGAATGTTCTTTTTGCTCAACAGGTTATAGGAATTATACCGAAGTTACTGATATTAAAGAAGTTTCAGGTAAACTCAAAATCACAGGCACACCTAAAAAACCCGATGAAATACCTTTTGAAGATTTGAAAAAAACTATTGAGGATTTAATGTATATGGGACCATTAAAGACTGTTGAGATTACCGGTGGTGGAAACCCTACATTATACCCTGAGATAAACGAACTGATAGAGTTTTGCAGTGATGAATATGGTTTAGAAGTTGGATTGATTACTAATAACATAGAAGGTAGGATATTACAAGAAAACTTAGATAAATTAAAATGGCTTAGAATTAGTTTAGCCTATTTAGATAAAGAAAACTTTTATCGTCCTATTAAATTTAAGGCCATAGATATACCTAAAATCAAAGGTGATATAGGGTTTAGTTATGTTTGGAATAGATACTCTACTGTTGATAAGCTTGACCTTATAGCGGAAATAGCCCAAAAACATGATGCTAAAATGGTTAGAATAGTTCCTAATTGCTTAAATCCCCAAGAACAATTCAACTATAGGCAAAATATAGAACCTTTGATTAGCAATATTAATAATAGATTAGGTAAGGATGTTTTATTCTTTCAGGGAAAAGATTACAGCGTTCACGAAGCGTGTTATATTGGAAAATTAAAACCCTTCCTTAACGCAGACGGCTATTTTTATCATTGCTCTGCTGTACCACTATACAATCGAAAGTTTACAGAACATTGGAGGATGGGACATATGAGTAAAGTTAAACAAATATGGGATAATGATAAACCATTCGCTACTGATAAGTGTAAAGAAGGTATGTGTTTTTACAAACCTCAAAATGTTGTTTTACATAGTTTGAAAATAGAACCACCACACAAGGATTTTATATAATGAAATTTGAAAAAGATTATTTTATTGATAGTAAAATAAGTAATTATAAAGATTATACTAAGAAACAATATTATCATCTTTTTGTAGATTTAACAGGAGAATTAGATATTAAAAAAACAGATAAAATTTTAGATTTTGGTTGTGCTACAGGAAATTTAGTTAAAGAATTTTTAAATAATGGTTATTTAAATATAAAAGGTACTGATATATCTGATTTTGCTATTAATCATGCTAAAACAAATGCTGATATGTCAAATAAAATATTTTATTATAACAGAGATTTATTAACATCAGAACAAGATTGGATAATTATGTTAGATGTATTAGAACATATTGATACTGATGAGTTACATAGAATTTTTATGCTTTTATATAAATATACACCCAAGAAAGGTTTGATATTTAGAATTCCTGTAAGTTATGTAGAAGGAGAACATTTTGTTTTAGCTGTTAGTAGGGAAGATAAAACTCATATACAAGTTCATACTAAGGAATGGTGGATAGAATTATTTAATAAATATGAATTTAAAGTAGATAAAGAGTTCAAGAATGTTTCTATTTTTTCATCTATAGGTGTATTTACAGGAGTATTAAAATGTGTGGAAAAGTAATTTTTTTAGAAGGTAATAATTTTGTAGGTAAATCTACTGTTAGAAATTTACTCGCTAAAAAATTAGGAAGTACTATTGAAATAGCTATACATGATTTTTATACTAAAGAAGATAAATTTTCTATAGTAATGGGTAGGTATGAAAAATTTTTAAATTTAATTAAAAATATAGGAAAAACTCATGTAATTGTTGATAGATTTCTTATATCTGATGATGTTTTATTTACTAATTTTTACAAAGAATCATTAAAAATAAGAAAAATTAGTTATATTGATAAAATTTTAATTATGTTATATGATATATTGATGATTAGAAATTATAATAAAATAAATTCTTTGGATAGTTATACATTTTTATTTACATGTGATTTTCCTGAAAGAAAAAAAAGAATTGATAAATCCTATCCATATCATATGCAGGAAATCAATAATATTAAGGAAATAGATTTGATTTATAAAAAAATATTTATAATGGTGCCATTAAATAATAAATATATTATTGACACTACCAATAAAACACCAGAGGAGGTTGTAAATGAAATCTACACAGAAATCGGAGAATAAAGTAAAGTTGTATTTAATAGAGCAAGATGGTAGAATGTATGTTGAAGATATAGGAGGACAATATTATCTCCCAGATAATACTAGACCTTTACCCTTTAAAATTATAAATGAAATAGAAATTGAATTTAATGATTATAATTTAGTAATTTGTTTACCTTCACATGAAATTAATACTGAAATGTGGATGTATAAAGATGATATTGTTAAAGATTTAAAATCTTCTACAATGGTAAAACAAGCAATAACATATTCATTCTGCAGACCTGCTACTAATGTTTGTTTAATTAATAAGAAAGGATTAATTTTAATTTTAAATAATAAAGAAGGATTAATTAAAAATCAATGGAATTTACCTGGTGGATTTTTACAATTTGGTGATACACAAAAACAAGCAGCAGTTAGAGAATTAAGAGAAGAATTGGATATAGAAATAGATGAAAATGATTTAATTTTATTTCATGTTGATACACAATTATTTCATAGAACCTACCTTCCATATGTTTCTTCTGTAAGTTTTTATTGTTTATATGATGAAAATAAGTATAAAATTAGGAAAAATGAAAATGAAATAGGAGAAATCAAATGGGTCAGACCTCTTGAATTTATTAATAAACAAATTTATAATTCAAATTTATTAGCATACAGAACAGTAGAAGAATTAATAAAAAAAGGAGTAGAATGGAAACAGTATTAAGTAAGAATAGAATATCTATTCATTTAATTACAAAGGATAGAATGACAGAATTATCACAACTTTTAGTAAGTTTATGTTTTCAAACTTATAAAGAATTTGATATAGTAATTGTAGATAGTAGTCAACCTGTTCCAATATGGTCTTATAAACCAATTGCAGAAACTATTTTTAGATTATTAATGTTAGGACATGGAGTACAAACTATACATACAATTCCAGATGGTGTTTGTAATGCAAGAAATAAAGCGATAGATGAAGATATATGGAAAGATAAAAATAAATATGTATGTAGAATAGATGATGATAGTGTAGTTGAAATGGATTATTTAGAAAGATTAATTAATTTAATTGAAGGATGTGTATATCATGATAAAGATTGTGAAGGTGATATGTGTAAATGTGAAAAAAGATATGAAGATGTAAAAGATATAATTAAGAAAAATAATATAGGTGCTGTAGGTTGTATAGTTCCATTATGGAGTCAACCTGCTATTATTAGAGATGTAAAATTCTTTAATAAAATTGCATCAGAAATTAAATGTGATGAAGAAGGTAATTTATTATATATAGGTGATGATTTAGGATATTTATGGAATGAAAAAGTTATCAGGCCTGCGAGTCATTTAAGGTCTTCTTTTTTAATACAAAGAAAATTATTTGATTCTCCTTATAATATACGTTATTGTACAAACTTAACTAAAACAGGATTCAGAGAAGAAAGTATATTATCGCTTGATATATTAAGTTATGGATTTGATTTATTAGTAGATACAGGAGCTATAGCTTGGCATAATAGATGTATGAGTGGAGGTACAAGGTCTAATGATTATAATGCTAATGTGGTTTTAGATGATTGGTTTTTTAAAAAATATTTTAAAGAAATTTTTATAAAAGGAAAAATTAAAAAAGAGGTATTAAATTATGGAAGAGATTAGAAAGATAAATATAGTAGGAAATCCTATGGCTACTACAGGATTTGGTTCCCATACACTAGGACTTTCAAAAGCATTGTATAAATTAAGAAAAGGTAATGTTTCAATACAAGCAGGAGATGTAAATCCTGAAAGTAAAAGTATATTAAATAGTGATATAGCTGAAATGATATTTAATAAAAATTTTGAAAGAGAATATAATGTTGTAATAACTTCTCCTCTTTTATGGAGATTAAAATATATAATGAATTGTAAAAATGTAATAGGTTTTGGGGTTTGGGAAGGAGATAAAATTCCTTTACTAATACAACAAAGTATGCAGTATTCTAATCAAATTATTGTTCCAAGTGAACATACTAAGAAAGCTTTTCAACCTTATTATGATAAAAAAATAGAAATTATTCCACATGGTGTAGATAGGTCTTTATTTAATAATGTTGATTATCCATATCATAATACATTAAAATCTCTAAAAAGTAATAAATTTACATTTTTATTTAATAAAGGATGGGCGAAAGGAGAGCAAGATAGAAGTAATCTTCCTTTCTTATTAAGGGCTTTTTGTGAAGAATTTAAACCAAAAGAAAATGTTAGAGTGTTAGCTCATATCAATCCTTCTTATAACAATCCTAATTGGAATATGCAAAATGAAATGTTAAAGTTGAAATTACCTAATGACAATGATAGACCTGAAATTACTGTTACAAATTCTCTTTTTAATAGGGATATGTTGCCCCAACTTTATAATTCAGCTAATTGTTATGTAAATGTAAGTAAAGCGGAAGCATTCAGTATTGATATTTTAGAAGCAATGGCCTGTGGACTTCCTACTATCATAGGTGGTTATGGTGGACAAACAGATTACGCTAAAAATAATGTTACAAGTTTAATATTAGATAAATTTAGGATGGTTAAAGCAAGTGACCCTGAATTTGAATATGAAGAAACTAATTGGGCTGAATATGATTTAGAACAATTAAAAAAATATATGCGTAAAATTTATGAAGATAGTAAATTGGCTGCTGAATTAGGAGAAAATGGCATGAAAGTAGCAGATAAGTATACATGGGAAAATTCTGCTAAAAAATTAATAAAATTTGTAGATAGTATTTAATGATGCCGAGAGTAAAAAGAAAAGTTCCATATATTAGAGTTTGTAGGAGGTGTATAAATAATTTTAACACTTATAAGAAATGGAAACGTTTTTGTTTAAATTGTGAAAAACCTAAAGGTAGACCAAAACAAAATATATATCCTTTGTATTGATAATATGATTAAAAATATTTAATTTAAAATAACCTTTATATATTTCTTATATTTATATTATAACAGAATGAAGGTTATAACAAATCATAGAGGATATAAATTTAAAGGACCAAAAGTGTATGTACAAGTTAAATCTAATGATGAAAAAGAATGTTCAAAGAGTTTAACAGTGACAGATACTACTTTAGATGAAGTATTTTTTAAAATTCTTGGTGTTTTTAAAACATTGAGTAATGGAGGACAGATTTATCATGAAAAATCGGAATTTAACAACAGTGGAAAAGAAAATGAGTGAATCTTCTATTTTTAGAATAGAAGATGAATTAGAATGGTTAGAATATCAAAAAAAAGTAATAACAAATGATTTAAATTCAGGTTTAAGATTAAAATTTAAGAGAGCTGTACGTGACCAAAAATATAATTTAAAAGAAATTGAAAGTAATATTACTCTACATCAAAACACTATACAAGAATTAAAAAAACAAATAAAAGAAGGTGTAGAAGTAAAAGGAGAAAAAGAAGATGACAATATATAATTATGTAAATATAGTAGATGGTAATAATAAACCATTACAGAATATGCAAAAACTTAGAAAATTGCAACAAGATTTTCTAAAAGACCTTGCCAGTGAGCAACAAAGATGTATGAGAGAATATACTCCTTTTTGTGGGGCGTGTGCTATTTTAGATTTTAATAGCAAATTAGATATTATGCAAAAAGAAGTAGAATTAGTAGCTTCAGGACAGATGAATAAACAAGTAACTTTGAATATAGAAGCAGATTGGAATAAATATAATAAAATGAATTTGATAAATTATGACCCAATATTGGAAAAGAAATTAATAGCAGGCACAATTTCTGTAGATGGAGGAATGGTGATGACAGCGTATTACGCTAATTACAAATGTAGTTTAGGTCATGGATTATCTATGCAAATACCTATTGAAGTATATAAACAAAGGATAGTTAAAACCAAATAATTATATGAATACTGAAAGATTTTGGAAAGGTCTAAGTAGAGATGAGAAAAATACAGCCATAGAGATATATCAAGAATATAAAACTAAAGAAGTATGTAGAGATTTAACAGTATCTGAATCAATGGTTCTAATTACCCTTATTGATAGTTTTATGAAATCTACTAGATATTATGATGCAGATTTAAAATATGAATTTGGACAAAAATTAGAACTTCAATGGAAAAAAAATGTATTGGAATCTTTATACTACCTAAAAAATATAAAATTCATAAATAGTGAATTATCACATACTTCTCAAGAAGGTGAAATAGTAAATAGATTAATAAAAATGTTTGAAAAAAAGATAGAATTAACTAGTGTAAATAAAAATAAAAAGGTTTTACAATATGAAGGTACATGATGAATGGCTTGATAATTTATTAGAAGACCCTGTAAAATTTGTTAATTTGTATTTTAAAAATGGAAAAGGAGAACCTTTTAAATGTACTTCTTATCAAGCAAAAATTTTAAAAGATGCTTTTTATAAAAAATATAAAAAAACAATTATACTTATGCCTACACAAAGTGGAAAAAGTGAAATTGTTTCTATCATTATATCTTTAATTGCAATATTTTATCCTAATGAAAGAATATTAACAGTTTCTTATACACAATCACAATCTGAAATTATTTTTAGGAGAACTAAGGACCATTTATTATATGATAATTTACAAATCTCTAAATTAATTGATTTAAATGCCAAATTAACAGAGACTGAGATTAATATGAATAATGGTACACAAATTAGGTGCAAATCTGTTGCTTTAAGTTCAAGAGGTGAAAGTTTATTAGGATTTGATGCTACTGTATTAATTATAGATGAAAGCGGTAGTATAGATGATGATATTTATCAAACTAAACTTATGAGGATGATAGTAGCAAGAGGTGAAAGAATATCTATAGAAATAGGAACACCTCATACAAAAAATCATTTTGAAAAATCATTTAGAAATACTTCTTATCATTCTTATAAGATAGGATGGGAAGAAGCAGTATCTGAGGGACAATTAAATGCAGAAGAAGTTTTTGAAAGAAAAAGGAATATGTCAACCAGAGATTTTGATATATGGTATAATTGTAATTTTCCAGAAGAAGAAATAGAAAGATTTTTTTCGGCAAAATTATTAGAAGAATCACAATTTGAAAATTTAGATGATTTAGAATTGGGTGTGATAGTAGCGAGATATTTGGGAGTAGATGTAGCAAGATTTGGAAATGATTTGACTGTATATACAATAATTGATGTATATGAACATTTAGTAGACCCAAAAAAAAAATATGTAGTTGTAAAAGATATAATACATACAAGTAAAAAACCCCTTACAGACGTAATAGGTAGAATACAAGAGCTACATAAAAAATGGATTTTTAATAAAATATCAATAGATGCAGTAGGAGTAGGGGGAGGGGTATATGATGTTATAGCAGAAAAAAGAGAATTAAGAGAAAGAATAGTTGAATTTCAAGCTAGTAGAAAAGCAATTGAAAGTGATAAGTTTTTAAATAAAAAAGCAGAGGTTTATCAGATAATGTTAAGATTATTAGAACAAGGATTACTCAAAATAAATAAAAAACATAATAATTTGATAGAAGATATGCTTAACATAGATTATGAATATACATCAAGTACTAAAAAGAAAATAGTAGACCCTCCCAAATCTCCTGATTTTTGTGATAGTCTTTCAATAGCTGTATCGTTATTAGGTAATCCTTTAAAAAGTAAAGGAAGTTATGGAATATACTAAAAGAATTTAAATATTCAGTAAATATTTTATTATAAGATGGAAATACTAGATTTATTTAGGAAAAAGGATTTAGATAAAAAAGAACATGTATTTTCTATACATTCTGCTCCAACTTTAAATACACCAGAAATAGAAATTCCTACTAATAAATTGATTGAAGATTTTAAAAAAAATAGAATAACCATTTTTAATAAAAATAAACAGAAATATATTTCAGAAAATTTTTACTTAGCTGAAAATTTTAAAGGAAAAATTATGTTAGATATGAAAGCTTTTCCTAATACAATAGGTGAGAGACATCCTATTAATTTTGAATTAATGGAAAAATGGTATAGTGATGACGCTTTTTGTACAGGTATAGTAGATAAATATGTAGATTTTACATTAGCTGGTGGTTTTTACATAAAAACTGAAGAAAAAAATGAAAAAAAAATAATTGTAGATTGGATGAGAAGAAATAAATTTGATAATAATTTAAGAGACTGGTTAAGAAAATATTTTATAACAGGTAATGGTTATTTAGAAATGAGTGGTCCTAAAAATAAACCCCCTACTTCTATCAAAATATTAGATTCAAGATATATGTATGTTAGGAGAGATAATACAGGTAATATATTAGGATATACTCAATATATGGGAGGATTTAATGCTCCTATATTTTTTGACCCTCATGAAATAGCGCATATGAAATACAAAACTATCAAAGATTATGCTTATGGTATAGGTGTAATATTTCCTTTAACCTATACCCTTATTAAAAAGTCTGAAATGATAAAAGATGTATGTGTTATTATTAAAAGAAAAGCAAATTCTCCTATTGTTGGCACAGTAGGAACACCAGAATCTCCTGCATCAGATGAAGCAGTAGCTCAAGTTGCCAAAAATATGGAAGTTTTACATTCTAAAACAGAAATTTCTGTATCACATTTAATAAAATTTGGATTAATTGATTTTGGTAATATAGGAGATAAATTTATAGAACCATTAAAAATATTAAATAATGAATTAATAACAGGTGCACAAGTGCCAGAAGTGTTATTGGGTAGAGGTAATATTCCAGAAGGAATAGCAGATACACAATTAAGAGCCTTTGACAGAAGGATAGAAAGTATCCAACAAGATGCTGAAAAAGTAATAGAGGAAAATATAATAAAAAGAATACTAATAGGTCATGGTTTAAATCCTGATACTATAATAGATTTTGAATGGGGCAAACCTAATGATAATCAAAAATGGGAAGAAATTAAAAGATTTGAAGAATTGTTAAGAAATCCTTTCTTATCTATTCCTTTAAAGATAGAATTAGAGAAAAAATTAGCAGAATTATTAGGAATTAAAAATTTAAGACAAACTCCTGAAGAAGAAAGAGAAGCAGAACAAAATAGGAAACAACCTATAGTACCAGGTAGTAATTCTAATGAATTTTATGAAAGTAATGAAAACATAGATAGAGTATTGAAAGATATGGTTAAAGATTATTCTATTGAAAGCTGGTTGGGATTTAATTATAGAAATTATCAAGAAAATATACAAAATTATATTTATTCACCAGAATATGATGAAGTATTAAATGAATTATTATTAGCTAAAAATCCTGAACAAGTTAAATTGGGTATGTTATCAAATATACAAAAAGAAAAATTTAAGAGGGTTTTAGGACAAGGATTAAGTGATAATTTAACTATGAATGATATAGCTAAGTTGATAAAAAATGATGTAAAATTAAAACCTTTAAAAACTAATGGTAGAAATATTCCTGTTGATATTAGAGCTATAAATATGGCGCGTACAGAAGTTGTTAGAATATCAAACAGTGGTGTTTTAAAACAATTACAAACTGAAGGATTTAATCGTTATCAATGGGTAGCTGCTTTAAGTGAGAGAACAGATGAACAATGTGAAAATTTAAATGGTAAAATATTTGAAATAAATACAGGACCAATGCCACCTGTACATAATATGTGTAGGTGTACTATAATAGGAGTATTAAAATGATTGAAGAAGATAAGGGATTTAAAGTAGGGTTTACAGGAATGCCTATATCTATTAATCAAAATAATTTACCCAAATGTCCAATATGTTTTAAATTTGGAAATATATGGGTTTTAGATGCTTTTTTTTGTGGTGTACACGCGATACAAGCAGTAGAATTATTAACTAGAAAAAATTTTAAAGTGGAGGAATTATTTAAAGAAAATGGGAATGAAAAGCTGTCCAAGGTGTAATATAGTTATAGCTTGGAATGATTACTCTGGTCCAGATTTTGTTCATGAATGTAATTCTCAAAATTCTACATTGGACCAAGAAGATATTGTTAAATTAGATGCAGGAAATACAAATTTACAAGGAATGTCAAATAAATTACAAGGAACAAAAGGTGAATTTGATGTACATGAAAATACTGAAGATTATACAGATAGAGGTAATAAAAAATCTACTACCAAAACACGACAGCATTTTGAATATATTAAACTTAAAGATGAATCTTGTTAAAATTAGTTATTATATTAACTAGTTAATATATTTTAAATATTACATTAGGCTTTTAATTATTATAAGTAGGTGGTCATACAATGCCATATGGTGGTACTAGTCCAGAAGAAGATAAAAAAATTGAAGATTGTGTTCAAACAATGTTAAATCAAAGAAATTTTAAATCTAGTTCTTCTCAAGGAAGTAGAAAAACTTCTGCGATAGCAATATGTAAAGCTCACATAATGGGTTCAGAAAAAGTTATGATTGATGGAAAAAAATATACAAAAGAAGGATATCTTATTGTAGCAGAGAACGTTCCAGTTAAATTTAGTTCTAAAATAGAATATATTAAAGAAAAGGAGGATACAAATGGTACAACCAAAAATTAAAGTAGCAGGTATAGCAATCAGACCAGGAATAAGTAGAAATAATATTAAGTATACTGTAGAAGAATTAAAGAAAACTGCCCATGAATTGGGAAATAAACCTATTCTTAAAGACCATATAAGTCAAACTGATAATGTTATTGGAAAAACAATAAGTGCGAGTTTCAGTAAAGATATGAAAGGAGAAGGTGTTTTTTATGAAGGTTGGGCTAAAGAAGATGGTACAGGTATTGTAGAAAGAATAGAAGATGGTAGGATTTCTGAGGTAAGTATAGGTGCTATTGTTGAAGAAATGATTAAAGAAAATGAAGAGGATTCACATATAATAGCAAGGGGAATACATTATCTTGAATTGTCTACTACTCCTACACCAGGAATTGTAGGAACTTCTATATCACAATCTGCGGAGAATTTTATTACAGAGGATTACTTTCCAGAAGGAATAAAATTTATAAATCCAATAATAAAACCTTCTACTCAGATAGTTGAATTTAATTCAACAAGAGGCAAAAATATGGAAGATGATATAAAAACAAATGAAACCCATGATAATCAAGTTGAAGATTTGAAGAAACAGCTTAAATTAGCTGAAAATAAAATATCTGGATTTGAAGAAAAAGAAAAACAAACATCTGAAAAGATTAAATTTGATTTGAATGAGGTTTATAAAAATCTTGCTAAAGAAAAATTTATTGAAGCAATTGATGTTTCTAAATTAAGTGAAGAAACAGTTAAAGCATTAATAAATACTTTAAAGCAAATTAAAAAAGAAGATACTGTTGAGACTTCAGTAAACAAAACGAAAGGTGTTATTTCTAAAGAGAAAGAAACATTTAATGAATTACCAGATAACTATTTTATAGAAAAAACAGGAAATGGTAAAGTTAATTTTGGAGTTAACTTAGATAAATATGGTAATTTTATAAGAGGTGTAAACTAAGATGGCATATGATAGAGCGTTATTGGTTAATCCTTTAGGTATTCCTGAAATTATAACTGCAAAAGTTTCTACTGCAATAGCATTTGTTAGTGGTGGAGATTTAGTTGTAGCAGGAAGCGTAACTACAAATTTAGGTTCTACTATAGGTACTTATAATTATGGGGACTTTGTAGTAAGTAGGTCTAGTTCTTCTGGAAATGCTATAGGACCAGTAGGAATGGCCATGAATAACAATGTAAGCGGCGGTGATGTTGCGATTCTTTCAAGAGGAATTGTAATTTTACAAGCAGCAGGTGTAATCGAAACAGGTGAAAGAGTTGTATCAAGTCAAACTGGTACAAGTGTAGGAGATGTTTCAACTCTTGGTGGACAAGGTGTAGTAGCATCAGGAACAAGCAATGTACACGATTTAGCGAGAGTAATTGGAATAGCTTTAACACCAGCAGCAGATGATGGATTTGTGTTAGTTAAATTAACACTTTAGGAGAAAAAAAA